CTAGTATAATAAAAAAATAATTAAAAATATAATAATATAAAAGTAATATTATACTGGACCAGTATACTAGAAGGAAAACTAAAAAATTAGTTAATAAATTAAAAAAAATATAAACAAAATGAAAAACCAAAAACGTATTGAAGATTTAAGGTTACTTGAACAATTATTACAAGTTAGTCATCTTACCGGTGATGATACATTAAGAAAAAAAATAACATCTAAAATTAATGAAGTAACGAATAAAATTATTAATGAAATTTAATAATTGTAAAATATGGCGAAAAAAGGTATTTGTTATTATATACTAGTAACAGTTCCCATTTTTCGCCAAAAATTTTATATATAAAAAAATCCAAATAAATTAATATTTGGATTTTCTATTTTTATTCTTTTTATTTTATATTAAATATTCTCAAAAGAAGCACCGGATGGCGTAACCATAAATTGTAATTGTATTACTTCCAAAGAACGAGTTGGTTTAATATAAATTACAGCATTAAATGTATTTGAATCTAAATCTTCCGGATCATTAAGTACTTCAACTCTAAATTCACGAAGACCTCTTTCTTTTTTAATTGCTTCCAATATTGGATTAGTTAATCTTAAAAATTCATTTCTTACTTGTTCATCTTTTTGATCAAATAATAATCTAACAGCAATAGCAGAAATTAATTTTCTTGTACGTAATAATAATCTTCTAACATTAATTTTATCCAATGCTGATTCTTTTACTTGTAAAGTTTTATTACCCCAAATAATAGTACCGGTATCTGCAAAAGTAGCAATTGGATTAATTCTATTTTTATATAAAGTATCACGATCATCCAATGTTAATTTTTTAGTTGCTTTAATCGCATTTACACGACCTCTTTCGTAACCGGCAGTAGCAAACCAAGGGTAAGATACATTATCAGTTAATGCTAAATTTCTAAGTACTTCACCAGTAGGTGGAATAAATAATTGTGTAGCATTATCGGTATCTCTAACTTGGATCCAAGGCCAATATGTTGCTGAATAGTTACTATCAATAGATTTATCATCAAGTAATCCAACCACTTCCTCAGCAGCCGCTGATGTTGTTCCGGATACATTTGGTGAATTTATTATATAAAGGGAATCAGCACGTTCATTCTCAATCATATCAATTGTTTGATTAACCAAAGAACTATGATTATTAAAATCAATGCCCGGTGTTGCAAAAACATTAATATCAACAGCTTCAGGGTTAGCAAAAGTGTTTATACCATCCAAATAAGCATAATAGTCAGAATTACCGGCAACAGTACTAAACACACCACCATTTGTAGTATTTCCACTTAAATAAGTAGCTTTACCAAATATATATTCATCACCAAATGTTCTAATTTCTCTATAAACATCCCAACCATCAAAACCACCGAATACCCCGAAAGTAAATTTTCTATAATTAATATCAGCTAATTTTCCTTTTGATGTTCCTTCCAAATCATATGCTGTTGTTGAATAAGCAAATCCGGTATTTGTTGATCCGGTTATTGTTGATGCATTTGTTGATAAATGGAAACCAGTAGTTTCACCATAACCAACTTCACCATCAACTCTTCCTTTATATTTCATTAAATCTTTATCAAAACCAATTTGTGATGATAGACCCAAAGATACTTTTTTAACTTTGTCACCATTTGATACAATTTCAGTACCATTTGCCTCGTATCCAATAACGTCACCAGCGTCGTTAAATTTTGTTTTGTATATAACACCACCCAAAGTTGTTCCGGAGAACGCTGCGTGAACGCCAAAGCCCTTAAAACCTGCCGGTATTGCATCGGTTGGGTGATTAGTTGCTAATGATAACATTATATACTTAGATCGTAGTTCATATTCACCATCAATTGTACCAATTTTCTTACCAATATAGCTTGGAGCATCTGGATTTAATGAACATCTTGTAAATCTTTCCAAAGTAACTTGATTATCATCAGTATCATTAAAATCTCTAACAGATAAATCAAATTCAGTTGTATCCAAATTAATGTTAGATATACTAATTTTAACTTGTGTATTTGCATCTTCACCATCAGAAATCGTATATACTTCAAATAAATCTGAAACGTTACCACCTCTTACTTCTGATACAACCATTGGTGATATTGGTGTTTGCCATTTCTTTAAGAAATCATCACCATTTAATTCATATGCTGTTGTTAAGCTTAAACCCATTATTTTACCTTGAGAATATGCCTCAGCTACAAATTTTGGATATGTTTCATGAACATAAATTGGGAAATCTTTACGAGTTTTTTCAAATGCTTTTGTCCCAAGTACTTTTGTCACGTATTTTGCTGATGTAGTATCCAATGAACATGTAAATGTTTTCGAACCACTTGTTGCACCTGTAACATTAATAACAAATTCACCCATTGGGTTTAATTCAATATTATCTGTTGCAGTATTAGTTAAATTAAATGAAGTATTACCGGTAACTTCCAATGATAATTTTTGTGATACATAAGTTCCTCTTGATCTTAAAGCAAGAACAGTAATATTATCAAATTCAGTGTTTAATGATGCTGAATATTTGTATCTAACAACATCAAAACTTGTTGTACCTGAATTATAAACAAAAGTATATGAATATACACCATCAACAGTTGACATTGTTGAACCTGTTTTTGTATAAAATACATTATACCAATCTTTATTATTGTTTAATGTAATTGGTGATGTTATTGATGTGCCTGATAATGTAAGTTGTATTGAATCGGGTATTAAACCAATTGTAAAATATTTTCCATTATCTGCGTTTGTTAAACCACTATAATTTGAAACAATATAATCTGTAATAGTTGTTGAACCATCACCTGATGTTTTACCTGATAAGTCAGCAAAATATGTACTACCTGTCACACCAGTTAATGTTGGTATCATTGTACCACTTGTATTTGTTGGTGTAGTTGTGGTATTAACTGTTACACCACCAATTGTTTTAACACCAAATGTTTTGTATGGTTTATGTCCTGTTAAACCTAATATTCTTGTTACGAATAATTGATTTGATTCTTGAAGATAAGATTTTGCGAAGTATGGTAATTCATATTTTGGGTTGTTATTAGAATCTTTTTCTGATGATGTACTTCCGAAATATGTTTTAAATTCGTCAAAATTACTTATTAATACAGGTTCGAATGCTGGACCTTTTAAAGTCTCCCCAACCAAACCTAATGTAGTTACACCTACACTTTGAGCCACGAATGTTAAGTCTTTTTCTGATGTATATACACCCGGTGAAACTGAAACTCTATTTGAATTTGCCATTATTTAATATTTATTTTTATGTTTTTATTAGTTATATTATAAATATCAAATTTTTTTCTAAAAATTATTTAGAAAAGTATAATCTTATGTATAATTCTTATTATTCAATTAAGTAGCGTATAAATAAACAACTTTGATTGTTGAATTTAAGGTTGGTGGTGTAGTAAATGTTATGTTTTTTGAATCATTAACCGAATATGTTGTTGTATATATGTTATCATCAGTAATATAAACAATATTATTAATTTGAAAGGTTGTTGTACATGTTCCGGTATATGTGAATGTTTGTTCTTTAATTATTAAATCTTGACCATAATCATCTGTTATATTAATATCAGTTCCTTTATAATAAACAACCAATATTTCATCATTTGAATTTGGTGGTATATTAAAAGTTATATTTGATGTGTATGACATATGAAAATAATCGGTATCCTTTGTTTGAATAATATTATTTACAAATACCCCAAATAACGTCCCTATCTTATCATTTACACTAAATAAGGTCTTAGTACCATCTCCAACAAAATTAACGTATGTAACGTTGTTTATGTGCGTTTTATTAATTGATTTATATCCACTGAATTCTGATAACAAAAACATTCTTGATATTGCCGGTGTTACTTCGAATTCTTCACTATCAATTAAAAAACCTAACATAGTAAATTTATAGTTTTGCATATAATATCTACGTCCATCAATAGTGTTCATTGGTGTATTATCATCAATAGAATCCAAAATAATTGGAATATGATGTCCTTTAACAATAGTGTATGATTGTCTAGATGAAAATTTTTGAAGAACTTTTTGATTAAATTTATTTAAATCAGTAAATTTTTCACATACAATAGAAACTTCAAATGAAATATCAATAGCAACTGGTTGTGGTATTTTATAAATGTCGGCACCTTTTTGATTACCGTCCCATGTTGGTACTGATGCATAATAGAAAGTTGCTCTATCCGGAATTGTTCTTTGTATAACAGGATTTGTGCCGGGTTGAACATCAGGTTTACGTATGGTAGCAATAAATGGTAATTTAATATTATTATCTTTATCCATAAGATCCCAATTATTCGCATATTCACCCCATCTTTGTAAGGTTAATATTTTTGGTAATATAGGTATCTGTTGACCATCTGATATAATAACAAAATTTTCTTTAACATATGATAACATACCACCATCCAAATCATCATGTAATATAGAATCTGGTAAATAACTATCTGATTTAACAATTTGTTCAACCAATTGTTCACGTCTCACTCTTGGTGATAATGTTCCATTCTTATAAACGTCTATATTATTTTTTCTTTTTAACATTATGGGTTGTGTTTATCTTGATTATATTGGATATATACATAATTATCATTTTTATCGTAGTTAATTACTTCATTATCTTTATTTATAAAAACATAAAAACCATCCTTATCTTTTTTAATTTCATTTATAGTTTGAGAGTATAAAATATCACCAACAGTAACATATTCTAAATTTAACATAATTTGGTCTTTATTATAATATTGCCAACGTTCATTAAAATAATAAGGCATAATTTCATTTTTATATTTTAAAAATAAAAAATTTAAATCAAACGCTGGGTGGGTATTGTTATTACTTGTTAGATTAAAAATCCTAATATAAATTGAATCAACATTATTAATATTTCTTATATCATACATATATTGTACTGTTTGGCGATATAAATTTTGATTAATTAAATCAACATAAAATAAAGTAAATCCAAAATCCCTAGATAAAATATTTAAATTAATGTTAGTATCATAATTAATTGGAAAATCTTCTTTTCTCCAAAAAAGAAACATTTGTTCATTTTGACTAATAATAAAATTTTTATCGTCATTTAATATTTTATTAAATAATAATATATTATTTTTTT